TGAGTAATATATCTTCTTATTTGTCCATCATAAAAATGTAGCATTAATTATCCGCCTTAGGTTTAAGTGCTTTACTCAAAGGTTGTCTTTCTTTAACAGATTCACCACCTATTGTATTTGTAGTAGTGTTATTAACAAACGTTCCTTTTTGTGTATTTCTAGTATCAGTATTAGACATTGTAAGTCTTACACTATCTTCTTGTTTAGCCCAACGTTGGCCATCGTATCTAAATAATCTGTTTGGCATAAAGTCTGTCCTTAAAAAGTAATCACCTTTGATTTGATTTAATGGAAAACTAGATCCATGTCCAAATGATTCTCCGTTTGGTGCAATACCATCGCCTAACAAGTAACCATCATATCCTGATCTTTCTGGAGTTTGGTTAACTCTATCAGCAAGTAAACCTTGTTGTGATATATCAAGTGTGCTAGTATCAGTTGTAACTAGTTCAGGTTTACCAAACTTGTCAACTTGTAGTGTATAAAATTGTTTTGTGTTATAACCTGACTTAGGTGCATCTGCTTCTGCCTGAGCCAACACAGCATTATTAATTTGCATTTCTTGTTCATACGTTGATAGTACATCACGTAAAGTATTACTTGAACCTTCCTCTGATGGTAAGTCAAGTATTTCTTTGAATTCTTGTGAGTCAACAATTTGTTTTAATTTAACTCTATATAAATGTGGATACCAACTTTGTGAAAATCCTTCTGCCGCTCTGTTAACATCTTCTACAACATAAAAACGTTTAAGTGCTACTTGGTAATCATTAAGAGCATACTCATCTTTTAAGTGTGGAAGCTCTATTACGTCACCTGGCATAATCTTACGACCTAATGTTTTTACACTAGTGTTGATAGGTATTGTCATAAACAATGTATCGTTCTGTAAAAACAGTCCAAATTGACTCATATCAAAGTCAATATCCTGTACGTTGTATATGCCACGTATTACATAAATGTCTGGATCGTATTTTCTATCCCTATTTTCAAGGAAAAGCATATCCTGAATATTAGTCTCTTTTACAGCATTATAGCGAGGCTGTGAAGGAGTAGCATCTGCTTCATCTGGATTAGAAGGGCCTAGATATTTGTGTATGAACACATCTGTACCACCAACGGTGAACATTTCCGTGATGGTTTTATCTAGAAATTCGTAATCTTTGCCCTTTTCGGGTTTGTATAAACTGAGTCTTGGCATAACATTAGTATTTATCGAACGTATAAATACATATGGAGAAGAAGATATGTCAGATTTAAAAAGCATGAAACAAGAAGTATTTGATTACATCAACCTAAGTTTAGGTGGTGGAATGGTGGACGTAGAGCTTGATCCAGAGCACTACGAAACAGCATTAAAGAAATCACTTGCAAAATTCAGACAAAGATCTGATAACTCTGTTGAGGAATCATACATATTTTTACCAACAGTTATTGATCAGAATACATATATCCTACCACAAGAAATTGTAGAGGTTAGAAGAATATTTAGAAGAAGTATTGGATCAAGAAGTGGTGGAGGTGATGGTGGTACATTATTTGAACCATTCAACCTAGCATACACTAACACGTACCTTTTAGCAAGTACTAACATGGGCGGACTTGCTACCTATGATATGTTTAGTCAATATCAAGAATTAGTAGGAAGAATGTTTGGTAGTTTTATTGAATTCAAATGGAACACTACAACAAAAGAACTAGTTATACTACAACGCCCTAGAGCAGAAGAAGAATTATTATTGTATTGCTATAACTATAGACCAGATTCAGAATTATTAAAAGATTATCTAGCCCAACAATGGATAAAAGACTATGCACTCGCTACGTGTAAATATATGCTTGGCGAAGCAAGAAGCAAGTTTGCCACTATTGCTGGTCCACAGGGTGGATCAACACTTAACGGTGACGCACTTAAAAACGAAGCAGTCGCTGAAATGGAAAAACTTGACGAAGAACTTAAGACGCAAATAGCAGGTGGTGTTGGATACGGATTCACAATCGGTTAATAAACACTTGACATCTATCTAAATATATCATATAATATTAATATTAACACTAACGAAAGGAACATTGTTCTGATGAATAAATTGTGTTTAATTACTATAATGGCTTTTATGTTGAGTGCTTGTAGCATTCCATCAAATCCTTCATTATCATTTGGTAAGAAGTGTTCGGTGAGTAAGGGTCAAATTACATATTCTTACGTTTGGTTGTATGACAAAGAACTAGGTCTAACAGCAAACAAAGAAGATTGTCAATATATTGAGGAAAAGGACTAAACTATGATTATTGGAATCTGCGGATTGATTGGATCGGGCAAAGACACTATTGCTGATTATTTGATTAGGAAACATGATTTCGAAAAGATTAGTTTTGCTGATAAACTCAAAGACTCTGTAAGCACCATGTTTGATTGGGATCGTGAATTGCTAGATGGCAAGACCGATGAGAGTAGAGCATGGCGTGAAGAAGTAGATGAGTATTGGACAAAAGAAACCGGTGAAACCATTACCCCTAGATTAGTACTACAGTTATTTGGTACAGAATGTATGCGTGATGGTTTCTACGACGGTATATGGGTTAGCTTAACAAAGAAGAAAATACTAGATAATCCAGACAAGCACTTTGTAATACCAGATGTACGTTTTCCAAACGAAGCTAAAATGCTATATGAAGTAAAAGGCCAAGTATGGAGAGTAGTGCGTGGTGAAGATCCTAAATGGTTTATTGACTATAGAGACTATGGCATAGAGCCTAAAGACGTACACCCTTCAGAATGGGCTTGGGCTAAAACTAAATTTACACATATTGTAGATAATAACAAAACAGTAAATGATCTTAGAAATCAGGTACAAGATCTCCTTGCTTCCACTTAAATCCTTCTTTATATAAAATCTTAGTACAATTAGCACATACAGTTTTTAAGTTGCTATATCTAACATTATTCATATCACCATCAACATAGTATACTGAAAACTGTTCTTTGTGTTTGCTTTTGTATCCACACTTATCACAAACCTTCTTTTGCTCATACCCTGCTTGTTTCCACTTGGGTGGGCTATATCGTACCTTACCATATCTGGTACAGGCTTCACACTTACTACGATAGAAAGTTTTACCTTTCTTTTTATAGTTTATAGCAACAGGTCTTTGGCCACATTTACATAAAGGTCTCATATATGTATTTACCTGCCCTTTGTGACCCCTTTTTCAGGGTAGTTATAGCCGTGAATTGTGAGTTTTGGTATAAATAATAGTAACAAGCATTATGCTAACAGGAGAAACAAAATGGCTTTAGTATCACCAGGAGTACAGGTTTCCGTAATAGACGAAAGTTTTTACACGCCGGCGGAACCAGGTACAGTACCAATGATTTTTGTTGTATCTGCTCAAGATAAAGTAAACGCATCTGGAACAGGAACAGCAACGGCAACAACAAGTGCGAATGCGGAAAAACCGTATTTAATAACTTCACAAAGAGAATTAGTAGAATTGTTCGGAGATCCAACTTTCTACACAGATACAAATAATAATGCGTTACATGGTAACGAGCTAAATGAATACGGATTACAAGCGGCCTACTCATACTTGGGTGTGGCAAACAGAGCTTACGTAACTAGAGCAAACTTAAACACTTCAGAGTTGGTTGCAACTGCAACTGCTCCAGCGGCAAGTCCAGCAGACGGAACATACTGGTTTGATACTGCTAATAGTGTATTTGGTATCTTTGAATGGAATTCAGCGGCGGCAACGACAACTGGTGGTCAGAGCTTTAGCAATAAGATTCCAACAGTAATTACAGATGCAACTAAGGTAACAGGCGGAACACCTAAAACTTCTGTTGGCGCAGTAGGTGACTATGCCATTGTTGCAACTACAACTTTAAATAAATTTTTCTACAAAAACGCAAGTGGTACTTGGGTACAAGTAGGTTCAAGTGCATGGATTGGTTCATGGGCTACAGTAACAGGAACTGAAAGCAATCCAACTATAACTGGTTCAGCTACAATGAGTTTAAACTCAACTGTTGTAACAGCAGGTGGTACAGCATTAAGTGATGTTGTAACAGCTATTGCTGGTGCAGGTATTGCCGGTGTAAGTGCCGCAGTAGTTGATGGTAAATTAGAAATTTATTCAACAGGCGTTGATATTGTATTGGCAACTAACGCCTCTACACTATTAACAGAGATTGGCTTAACAGCAGGAACTTACAAGGCTCCAGCATTAAGTATTGCTCCACACACATCAGTACCAGCTTACAAATCAACTGATACTGCTCCAAAACCAACTGGATCACTTTGGATTAAGACTACAACTCCAAACTTAGGTGCTAACTGGAAAGTTAAGAAGTGGAACGCAACTACTAAATTATGGGAAACTGTAACTGCTCCAATTTACGCAACTAACCAAGCGGCGTTATACGGTTTAGATAAAACTGGTGGCGGTGTTAACTTGGCTGTTGGTGCATTATACATTAACTATAATAATGCAGAAGCAACAGACGTAGTTGGTGACTTTAAAATTCACAGACGTGTAGCAACAGGTAATACTTCAATTACTTCAAGTATTATTGCGGCACAGGTAACAGCAGGAACTTACGCATTTAACATTCAAGAAACTTTAGT